ATCAACTTGCATCTCAAGGGGGATTAGCTAGTATTGAACAACAAAATATTGAGTTACAAAAATCTGAACTTGAATTAAAGAAACAAAAAGAGATGGTTGATGCACAATTCAAAGATAGAGAAATAAAACTTAAAGAAAAAGAAGTTGATATTGATGCTATGGTTGAAGCAGCTAAGATTCAAGAAAAGAAAGATAACGATTCAAATAATCTTACAGCTAAAGTGGTTATGGATTTGTTAAAAATGATTGACAAAAATAAGTTAAATGGTACACAAGAGTTACAAGCTGGTGGTGATGTCCAAGCTTTTAAACAAGCAGCCGACATGGCAGCCACTCAACAACAACCAACGATGCCTATGCAAACAACAATGACACAACAACCACAAAATTTTTTAGAGATGGCTAGACAGGCACAAAGTGTACCGACAGATCCCCAACCTGAAAAGGTACAAGAACAACAAGAAAAGGAGCAACCAAAGATGACTATGGGTAGATTTACATACGAACAAGAAATCGGACCAAATAGCACAAAACTTCATCATCCAACAAAAACAAGTGGAGTGACGATTGGTGCTGGTTACGATATGAAAGAAAAATCACAAGATACTATTCTTGAAGATATGGCTAGTATTGATGTTCCTCAAGATAAAAATGAAAGATTATCGTTAGCTTCAGGTTTATCAGGAAAAGAAGCTACTGATTTTGTAAAAGAAAACTCTGATATTGAAATTACACCAGAGCAACAAGAAAAATTATTTACAATTAGTATGAGTGATGCTTTTAAACGAGCTGATAATGATTTACAAAGTATGGGATATGATCCAGCTAATGTGTCTCAAGATAAAAAAGAATTGTTGGCTGATTATGCTTATAATATTGGTGGACTACTTAACTTTCCAAAATTTACAAATGCTTTAGTTAATAATGATTTTGATACAGCTAAAAAAGAATCAAAAAGATTTTCAGGTAAACAACCACTTACTCGTAGAAACAAAGCTACATTAGCTAAGATAGATGAGATAGCCAAAGGTGTTGGATAATTATATAACTGACCACGGTGTTGTTCTTCCAGATCCTGCCGTTAGTTTTGATGACGAAGGCTACAAACCAACTAATAATGACTATCCTCAAATTTACGATACGTTATTAAGAGCTTTACAAGAATCAAACATAAATTTATTTTCAATGGGTGTTAATGATTTATATAATCAATTAGAGCCTTCACCTATTTTAAAAAAACAACTACAAGCAGCTTTATCTGGTTTTGCATTATTACAGGCTAGTAAAACAATAAACTACAAAGGACCAAATAAATTTAGTGAATTAGGATGTTATGAAACTATTATTAACACGGATGAATTAGTTGATTCTTTAGAAAAAGATATAGTAAAATTAAAAGAAACACAGCCTACAAGAGATACACGATTTCAGGATAGAATCATGAGACTTCCTTTTGATCATGAAGTTTATAATATTTTAAATACAATCTATAACGATTTAAAATTATTACCTAAACCATACTTAATAACTGATGTTAATTTACACATTAGTGATAAAGACGATACATTTAACGAATACTTTCAAACAGATCAAAAACATAAACCTAAAAACGATCTATATACATTACATATAGATCCAAAATATAGTTATATTAAAACTATGATTTATCTTAATACTGTTCAAAGAGGTAACGGTCCTTTTGCTTACATACCAAAAAGTCATCGTTGGAAGTTTGATGATGTTGAAATGTTGTTTTGTAAAAGTAATCAACTCTCAAACACTTTGGCAACACCAGAACAACGAGCTGTTAATGCAAAGCTACCATTGTGGGCACGGAAGAACTCATACTTTTCTAGACAGTTTAAAAACAATACACAACAATCTGATTTCTTAACTAATAAACTAAAACACTTTACATCTGATGAAAGTAATTTTATATTATTTGAACCGAACTTTGGTTGGCATAGAGGCACACATGTTGATACTGGAGAACGGATTGCACTACAGGTAATTTTAAAACCACAAGGAGATAAATAATTATGAGATGTTGGCACTGTCATACAGAGTTAATATGGGGTGGAGATCATGATATTGAGGAAGAAGAGGAGGAGTATCTAATAGTATCAAACTTTAGTTGTCCTGGTTGTGGATCTCATGTCGATGTTTATTTTCCTAAAGAACCTAAAGGCACGGCTATAAAAAGCCATTTAAAATATTATGATAGCTAATCCTAATCTTTCAAAAGAAGTATTACAACGACGAGTGTTTAATCCGTACTATTATGATCTTCATATTAAAGAATTTTTAATAGGAAAAACAAAACCATATATTGATCCTAAAGGGACAGTTCTTGATGTAGGAGCTGGGGTTGGTCAATACTCTAGGTGGTTTGTTAAACATGCTGACCATGTTTATGGATATGAAGCTGTACCTGAAGTGTTTGAACAACTGTGTAAAGTTAAAGATGATTATTTAAATTTTAGTCCTTACAATCTTGCTATTGGGGAAAAAACAAAAACTGAAAATTTTTATGTAGATAATAAACGATTATCTAATTCATCGTTTCAAAATTTAGTCGATGGGTATCCTATTCCTGTTGAAGTATCCACACTAGATAATCAACACCGATCTGCAAATAATATTTGTTTTATAAAAATAGATACGGAAGGCACTGAGCTTGATGTTCTTAACGGAGCAAAAGATGTTATTGAAAAACATAAACCACATTTAATGGTTGAGATATATCCAAAATTTAATAAGTATCCAGTTGAAACATCATTTAAATTTTGTTTTGATAGAGGTTATAGTTGTATGTATAACCATAGAGGTAAAGGTTTACAAACTATAACAGATGTGGAGCATGGAAGAAAAGTGGCACTCACAATGCCCGAAATAACTGATGGAGATTTTTTGTTTTTACATGGCAGTCGAACTTAAAAATAGTATGTTTATCCATGTCCCTAAAACTGGGGGACGATGGGTAAAACAGATGTTGTTTAATTATGTAGAAGGAGCTAAAGCTGTTGGTGATGAAATATATAATTCTCACAATACACCTCCTACACACAAACAAACCTTTGCCTTTTTAAGACACCCTATGACATTTGCACATAGTTTGTTTCATCATAGAGCTAGAAAAAAAGCAAATAAATATGGCAACAAATGGAATTGGCAAGAGGACATTAGACTTGAAAGAAAATGTAAAGCTGAAGACTACGAAACATTCCTGACTAAAATAGTAGAGAATAAAAATGTTGTTAAAGATTATTATGATCATTACACAATTAATAACTATCCTGATATTAAAATTGGATACATGGAAACTTTATGTAAAGATCTTATAATTATGATTGATGCTCTTGGTGAAAAGTTTGACGAACCATCAATTTATATGCATGGTAAACTAATTGTTGGAGGCCGTGATGCAGCTGGTCCTATTACTGTTCAAGAAGCCATGATAAAACAAGAGTATCTTGATGCCATGTATGAATCTGAAAAAGAATTATTTGAAAGACATGAAGTATGGATGCCGTAGCTAATTACCTTACAGAAAAACTTACAACGACAAAAAAAAATTTAACTGAGACAATATCGACTGGATCTTCTACAAACTATGCTGACTATAAATATCAAGTTGGTATAATTGAAGGCTTGACGATTGCTCTTGAAGAGATTAAATTAGCAGAGAAAAACTTATACAATGAAGGAGAAGACGAAGAATGAAGGCAGCAGGATTAGCAACAACCGTAGCAGGTAATGATGATTGGATTACAGACAAAGAGTCAGCTGATCCGAAAGTATTACCACATTTACCTGGCTATCATATTTTAATTAGACCCGTAGCTATTAGAGAAAAAACAAAAGGAGGTATCTTGCTTCCTGATAAATTTAAAGATGATGCTAAATATTTAACAACCCTTGGTCGTGTCTTAAAAGTCGGTGAGTTAGCTTATGCTGATCACAATAAATTTAAAGGACGAGCATGGTGCAAACCTGGTGACTATGTTGTTTATGGTAAATATCAAGGCGATAAGTTTTTTTATAAAGGTATTAGAATGTTGTTGTTGTTTGATGATCAAATACTTATGGTTGTCCCAGATCCAGCAGATCTTGATCCCAACTATTTGGATATAAAGAAGTAATACTATATAATTAGCTTATTGACGTAATCGTAACT